AGCCTTCTGAAAAAAAGAGAATACAAAAAAAGAAAAGAGCAAGAGTTTTAAAAAAACTCGCAGAAGAAAATAAAATAAAAGACAATTAGAAATTAAAAACTAATTATAAGGTGAAGGTGAACAGGAGTTAATACATGCCACACAAAGGATCAAGAATTTATCAATATAAGGCCGGCCTACAAAATGTCGGCTCATATCAGGTGGGGGGGACTCCCTTTCTGACGGGAGCAGTCCTCGACGGCGCCGGCCCCAATAATGGAGAAGTGAAGATATCTTTTCCAACTGTAACAAAGAACGTCCTTGTTTCGAATACATCTGGAAGCATCGGCCTTCGAGTCCACTTTAACTCTGCCGCCACCGCTAGCGTAATCACTGGACATCACTTTTTCACATTATCTAACAAGGGAGACAATGTGACACTTAATAGTAAGTGTAGAGAAATTTTTATTTCACTAGAAACCCCTGGGGCAGATGGCTCCTTCGAATTGGTTGCAGATTTGACCGGAATCGAGGCGCACGAAATGTTCGCATTAACGGGCGCTGGCCTTACAGATTAATTCGCATTAAATAATCGCATTAAATAAACTGTCATTTTGTGGTTTAGACAACTATTTATCTGTGAGTAAATCTATAAGGGAAATCGTTAATGTCTTCATTACTAGAACAAGCAATTATTGATGCAACAGCATTAAGAGAGGCCGCAGTTAAAAATGCCGAGTCTGCTATTTTGGATAAGTATTCTACAGACATCCGAGAAGCAGTAGAATCTTTGCTGGAGCAAGATGAGGAAATGGGGGATACTGAAAGTCCTTCACTCGCTGGCTCTTCTAACTTGGAGGACAGTATTCCCTATGCATCCGGCCCCCCCAACGTCGAAATGAGTAATGGCGAAGAAAAAATTGAAATCGATTTAGATAGTTTAATTTCGCTAGCGGAAAAATTGACAGATGAAGAAGAGGGTGAAAAAATATCACATGATGTGGCAGCGCCAGATGGCGAAATCGCTCCGTCTGGAACGCCAGAAGATGTCAGCTCTGCGGAGGTTGCAGTTTCTCTTGAGGAAGAAATCGACCTAGAAGACCTTGACGACATTTTGGAAGAACTGGTTGTTGACATTCACCCTCAAAAAAGCGGCTGGGCCGGAACCCCAGACCCAATTATGGATTACAAAGAAGAATTAGAGCTTGCTAGGCGATCTGGAACAGCGGCCAACAAGCAAGTAAAAGCATTGACTCAGGCTGGAGAAAGACTTTCCGAGCAAAATAAAAAGCTCAAAGTGAAAAACGCTAAAATGTTGGAAGCTCTCCAGATCTTGAAAGAAAGTTTTAATAAAGTTAATCTCTCAAACGCGAGATTGGTTTACACGAATAAGGTGTTGACAGACAACTCCCTGAATGAGCGACAAAAATCTAAAATTGTCGAAGCGCTGTCGAAATCGGATTCAATTGAAGAAGCAAAGGTAATATTCGAAACTCTAAAAAGCGCAGTGGGAAGTGTATCAGGTAAAGCGCATCCACAATCACTCCGCGAGACCATCGAAAGACCCTCTGCCACTTTACCTAGAAGAGAAGCTAGAACTGCTGACTCTCCAGTAATGGATAGGATGCAAATTTTAGCTGGCATAAAGACACACAATAAAGGAGATTTTTAAAATCATGTCTATTCTTAATAAATTAACAGAAGGCATTGTTCGACGAGATCTCTCTAAAGAAGGTCATGCTCTTCTCACAAAGTGGGAAAAGACCGGTCTTTTAGAGGGACTTAACGGCGAACGTGCCAAACACGGGATGGCTTCATTGCTTGAAAACCAAGCAAAAGAGCTTCTTCGTGAGGCTAGCTCTATGCATGCCGGCGATGTTGAGGGTTTTTCCTCAGTCGCATTTCCAATTGTCCGCCGAGTATTCGGTGGATTGATCGCAAACGATCTTGTTAGCGTTCAACCTATGAGCCTCCCATCGGGACTCATTTTCTTCCTTGACTTCGTTTATGATCGTAGTCGGTTGGATACCGTAGCGGAAACTTCCGTATATGGTGGTGGAGTTGTTGGTCAGCAAATTACTGGTGGCGTTTCGCTTGCTGGTGGTCTGGCCGAGCAAAGCTATTATGCTTTGAACAATGGTTATTCAAGCCCGACTGGTTCTGCCGCAATGGCTACCGGCGTTATCGTGGCTTCCGGTACTGTTGGCGCCGGCGTTCCTGGTGACTGGCTCGGCATTGGCGTTTCTGCAACTGCATATAGCGCACTCGGTGACCGTCTCGTCCGCTTTGATCCAGATATTGCTTCTGGAACTAACGCATGTGTCGTTTCAATTCCGTTGGCTGCTTTCACGGGCGCAGATCCTTTCTTGAACATTAAGGATTATGTGACCATTACTCTAGGCGACACCACAGACGGAGAGCAGGTTCGTAGATTAACTGTCGATGACCCAGTCACTGACGGTAACCTCTTGCTTGTTGTTGCGGCAAGTGGTTCTGGTAATACTATCGCACAGCTTTCAGCGTCATGCCTTGCCGCAATCGCTGGTGATGCCACTTTCGTTATCGATGATAACTTCCAAGAAGGCGGAGCCCTTGGTTCGGTCGTTGGTCAAAACACTTGGGGACTGGAAGGTTCGGAACAAATCCCAGAAATCGACATCAAGGTCGATTCCGTGGCTGTTACCGCGAAAACCAAGAAGCTCAAGGCTAAGTGGACGCCAGAATTGGCTCAAGACTTGAACGCATACCATAACTTGGATGCCGAAGTCGAATTGACCTCAATTCTGTCCGAGCACATCGCTCTTGAAATCGACCAAGAAATCTTGGAAGATCTCGTTAAGGGCGCTACTGCTGAAACCATGTTTTGGTCGCGACTTCCTGGTAAGTTTGTAAATCGTCTAACTGGTCAAGGACTCAATCCTACGAGTACGGGCTTCCCAGACTTCACGGGCAATGTCAGTGAATGGTACGAAACCTTGATTGAGACCATCAATGATGTCTCGGCCCAAATTCACCGCAAGACTCTTCGCGGAGGAGCGAATTTCATCGTGTGTTCACCTGAAATTGCAAACCTTCTTGAGTTCACCGCTGGATTTAGAGGCTCCGTGACTCACGATGATGATCGTGGTCAGGTTGGTGCTGTTAAGGTCGGCTCTCTGAGCAAGAAGTTTGACGTATATGTCGATCCTTACTTCCCACGGAACGTTGTTCTTTGCGGTCGTAAAGGTTCTTCTTTCCTCGAAAGCGGATATGTATACGCACCGTATGTACCTCTCCAGATGACTCCTACCATTTTCGGTACCGAGGACTTCGTGCCTCGTAAGGGCGTCATGACTCGCTATGCGAAGAAGATGGTCCGTCCGGATATGTATGGCCTTGTTGTCGTTACTGATCTTCTCTCATAATTTGAGTTAAAAGGATAAAATTTGCCCCTCTCCGTTTTTCGGAGGGGGGTTTGTTTATGTGGAAACTAATTAATAGCGGAGGGACTATAAATGGCAGCATTGCCCACATTATCACCCAAGAGTCAGATGAGCAAATCTATTTTGCCCCCAACTGGAACTGTGGGGGATGTAGCTGCAACGTTGCCTCTTGGCATTTATGCATCTTCGGATCCATTTCTTTCAGGCGCCTCCGATCAGGTTGCCTATACTTATAAGAAAATAGGCGGCGATGTCCTTGATATTGAATTAAAGGCAAGCAATGTTTATGCAAATTATGAAGAAGCTGTTTTAGAATACAGCTATTTGGTGAATCTTCACCAATCAAAAAACATTCTTTCAGATGTCCTCGGCCAAGCAACGGGCACATTTGACCAGGATGGAAATATTATCGACGGACCCACGGGTGTAAATTTAAAATATCCTCGGGTTACTTTTGAATATGCCAGACGAGTTTCTGATGCGTTTTCTTTTGAGGCAAATATTGGGGGAACTATCCCTATTTATTCCGCTTCTTTTAAATTGGAACAAGGCAAGCAAGACTATGATTTACAAGCCATCATTTCTGGGTCTTCTGCAACTGGAATCGGCCCGAACGGCGATACTGTGCCTTTCGCCGGTATTGTCGGAGACAAGAGGGTCTTGGTTAAGAAGGTTTTCTTTAAAACGCCAAACGCCATGTGGAGATTTTTTGGTTATTTCGGTGGTCTGAATGTTGTTGGAAACTTAAATTATTATGGGCAGTATACTGACGACTCTTCTTTTGAGATGATTCCAGCATGGCACAACAAGCTTCAAGCTAAGGCATTCGAGGATCATCTTTGGACCAGACTTTCTCACTATTCTTATGAGATTAAAAACAACAAATTGAGAATTTTCCCCCAGCCAGACCTAATAAGTACTTATCGCTATATGTGGGTAGAGTTCTCCGTAATACCAAATAGTTGGGAAAATCCACCAGATTATGACGCCGGCGTTGATGGAATCAACAACGTTAATTCTCTCCCCTTCGACAATATACCGTATGAGAGCATCAATGCGATCGGAAAACAGTGGATCCGCAGGTTCGCACTTGCTTTATCAAAAGAAACTCTTGGCCATATAAGGGGTAAGTTTCAAACAATCCCGATTCCGGGAGAATCAGTAACCCTAAATTTCTCTGATTTACTAAGTCAGGCAGCAACCGAACAGGTAGCCCTCAGAGACGAACTTAAAGAAATCCTCGATCAAGTTACTTATTCTGAAATGGCTAAAATTGATGCAGAAAAGTCTGAAAATGTCAATACGATACAGAAAAGAATACCAAATTTAATTTTTCAAGGATAACAAAGTGAATGGCCGACGACAACAAATGGGAACAACCAGAAGCACCACCGCCACCCCTATTTTTGGGAGAGCCGGAGCGTAATCTTGTCAAGCAAGTCAATGACGAGCTTATGGAGCGTGTTATAGGGCAACAAATCGCCTATTACCCCATAGATGTCAATAAAACCAACTATCACCCGCTTTATGGCGAGGCAATAGAAAAAACATTTCTACCACCAGTCCGCGTCTATGTTCTTGTTGACTGGCACGGCTCGGAAACAGTTTATAGCGAAAATATTGGTTTGGATAAGGACTGGAAGGTGACTCTCCACTTCCACAGAAGAAGACTGACAGAAGATCAAGATTTGTTTGTTCGTGAAGGGGACTTTGTTTTATATGGTGAAAGTCTGTATGAAATAACAAAGTTAATTGAGCCAAGAATGCTATTTGGACAAATTGATTATTCATTTGAAATAACAGGAGAATGTACATTATCCAGGGAGAGCCTATTCGATGCCCAGTGAAGAAGATAAATTTGAAGGCTACAGGCCGTATTTTAAAGAGAGAGATGAAAGTTCAAACATTGTCAAAGAAATTCCCTTTATGCCTTCCACAATTGAAACGATTGATACTGCCTTTTTTCGCTGGGTTGATGAAGAGTTGGATTTATTTACTTCGACAAATAAGGGCTGGAATAAAGTTCCAGTTATTTGGGTCGCCGCAGAGAGGGCTTATCAAGTAAAACACAATAAAGACCTAAGAGACGATAATGGGAGGCTAAAATTGCCTTTGATAACAGTCAACAGAACGTCGTTGGTAAAAGATTTTGCCATGAAGGGTGTTGCGTGGTCACATATTCCAAACAGGCCAGACGCCCGAGGCGGTGCAGTTACCATGGCAAGAACAATTAATCAATATAAAACTTCTGAATTTGCCAACAAAGATTCAAATAATAGAACCAAAGGTCAAAAAAACTCCCGAGGCCAAAATAAGAAAATAGTGTATAATACGATGTATTCACCCATTCCGACATATGTTGTCGCAACGTATGACATAATTCTTAGGTCAGAATACCAACAACAGTTGAATGAAATGTTTACTCCGTTTATGGTTAGGACGGGACAAATCAATGATTTCTTTATTCACGCCGATGGCCATAAGTTTGAGGGGTTTATCCAGGGAGAATTCTCCCTTGATAATAACACCGCAAACATGGGCGACGAAGAGAGAATTTACAGAACAACAATTAGTATTAAAATATTGGGATATCTTTTACATTCAGCTAAAAATGAAGAAAGACCCAAAATAGCCATCAGAGAAAGTGCAGTTGAAATCAGTTATCCAAGAGAAAGAGTAATGTTGGGAGACGAGAGGGAATTTTTGAAGCCCCCAAAAAAGAAGTAGCGGCATTATTTATAGATTTTGGACGCTGGCCAGACTATTTATAAAGTGAAAAGTGATATAAATGCGTATGCATATTTGGGAGATCTTTTAGATGTCAGTTAAGAAATTTAAATTTGTTTCACCGGGAGTGTTCCTTAATGAAATTGATAACTCACAATTACCAGCAGAAGATGTTGGAATTGGGCCCATTATTGTGGGTAGGACCCGTAGGGGCCCCGGTATGCGACCAGTTACCGTAAGGTCGCCCGCTGAACTTGTTGAGGTTTTTGGTAACCCCATCCCTGGCGGCGGTGGCCCCGATGCCGATGTTTGGAGAGAAGGGAACCTAATTGGCCCCACTTACGCCTCTTATGCCGCGTTGGCATATTTGAATGCGGGCGTCGCCCCAGTAACGATGATGAGGCTTCTTGGAGAATCACACCCAGAAGCTAGTTCCGCTCCAGCCGGAGGCATTCAGTTGCCCGGATGGAAGTGTTCTGGCTCTTTTTCGACATCTGTTGCAACGAATGGTGGATCTTATGGGTTGTTCTTGTTCCGCTCCGGAACAGACGGCGGAAACCCCAGCTACGACGGCGCTCTTGCTGCTACCATTTATGTAAATGATGGGGCCCTAACATTAACTGGGACCCTCGACAACAATCCTCCTACACTTTCAGCCAGCGCAGCAGCTATGTATCACACGATAGGAACTTATGGCGAGTCTAAATTGCAAATTCATGATTCATCTGGAGCAGTGGTTTATACTACAGCATTCAATTTGGATAGAGATTCAAATAAGTATATTAGAAATGTTCTAAATACAAATCCACAATTGACAAATGCAGACATTACTGTCGCCGCGAATCTTAAAAAAGGTGAGCAACATTACTGGCTTGGGGAATCTTATGAGTCTTCTGTTTTAGACAAAATATCCGAGATTTCAACCGATTCTGGTTCTGACGTTTTGGCAATGTTGGTTGCCCTAGAGGCTTCTGGGACAGCAGATATCCAGAGAGACGACATGAAGCTCGATGCTGCTGCTTGCGAGACGGGTTGGTTTTATTCTCAAGATCTTGGGACAGAGACGGGATCTTACAATGTAGTTAACATGCAAAGGTTGTTTAAATTCATTTCCCTACAAGAAGGAACATGGCCTCAAGAAAACTTTAAGATTTCGATTCAAGACATCAAGGTTTCTTCGAACTTGGCTAATCCTTATGGATCATTCACGGTTCTTGTAAGAAAGGCATCCGACACCGACAACGTTGTTCAGGTTGTTGAGAGATTTAGTGATGTTAACTTAAATCCAAATTCTGATAGATACATCGGAAGAAGAATTGGAACAAAGTGGCAAGAGTTTGATTACAACGAAAATCGTCTTAGAACTTATGGCGAATATACAAATAAATCAAAGTATTTCAGAGTACAAGTTAATGAGCTGGTTGATGCAGCAGCAACAGACCCTTACTATCTTCCATTCGGAACGATGGGCCCACTCCGACTCGGACCGATCACCGGCGGTGTTTATAATAGCGGCTCTGGTATCCCGCTAAACAATTTTATACAAGGGGCCCCCGATTTACCGCTTGCTAATATTCCTGGAACCCAAGAGTTTAATGTCGTTGCAGACCTAACCGCAAGTTTCCGGATGCCCAGCGTTCTAACAAGAATTTCGGCTTCCGAAGGCGGCCTTGGAGACCCTACTGACGCATTCTTTGGTGTCACCACCGCAATCGAGCGTGGAAGCTCCAGGTTTGATGAGGGCTACGGCGACTACTTGAGAGCAATGCCACAGGGCGTCTTGAGGGTAGACGATTTTCAACAAATTTCTTTAGCTCTCCTTACGACCGGCGATGAGTCGAAGTGGATAAATTATCAATATATTGTCTCCTTGGACGATGTTGTAACATCCGGCTCAGCCACAGCCTACTACGAAAACGGCTCAAGAGCGTCTGGAAAGTCTGTAACAGCCCAAGCTGGAGATTATCGCGAAATTCTCAACGCAGGATATAATAGACTAACAACGGCTCTTTACGGAGGCGTAGACGGATTCGATATTACCGAGGCTGATCCAGTTAGAAACTCCCTTCTTAGCGACGGGGGCAACATGAATACTGCAAACTACGCCTTTAACACGGTTAAGAGAGCGATTGATTCGGTTTCCGATCCAGAAGTTATTGAAACAAACCTGATTACAATGCCAGGATTAACAAACCCGAGTCTTACTCAACACATGATTGATGTCTGCGAAGATCGAGCAGACGCCCTTGCCGTCATTGACCTTGAGGATGTATATCATCCCGCGACAGAAGGCACTCCCTTCTTATCATTCAAAGATAGACTTGGCTCGGTCAGTGAGGCAGTAACTTCCCTTAAAGATCGCGCAATTAATAGCTCTTACGCATGCACCTATTATCCATGGGTTCAGATTAGAGACACCATTTCGGGACAACTCTTGTGGGTTCCACCCTCTGTTGTTGCTCTCGGAACATTTGCTTCGTCAGAAGCTAGGTCTCAAGTGTGGTTTGCACCAGCAGGATTTAATAGGGGCGGATTGACAGAAGGCTCGGCAGGACTTCCAGTAATTGGAGTAACCGAAAGAGTTCGTTCAAAGGACAGAGACACGCTCTATGAGGCAAGCATTAACCCAATTGCGACATTCCCATCAGAAGGAATTGTTATCTTTGGCCAGAAAACGCTTCAAGTTACGCAATCTGCTCTCGATCGAATCAATGTTCGTCGATTGTTGATTTACATTAAGAAAGAGATTTCAAGAATTGCTAACGGCATCTTATTCGACCAGAACATCAGAGTAACTTGGTCCCGCTTTACGGGTCCCGCCAATAGATTGTTAGCCGGCGTTCAAGCCGGTGGAGGCCTTACGGATTATAAGGTCATTCTTGATGAGACTACAACAACGCCGGATTTGGTTGATAGAAATATTCTTTATGCAAAGATCTTCTTAAAGCCGGCGAGAGCCATCGAATACATCGCAGTTGATTTCAATATCACAAGGACTGGCGCATCTTTCGACGATTAAAAAATAAAAGAAAGGTAAACTTTTTGTTTTTATAAACTAATTAAAAGCAAGAGATATCACAGGAGACACAACAAGAAAATGGCTAATTTTTGGACCAACGCAGCGGGGAGAGATCCCAAAAGAAAATTTAGATTTTTGCTAACCATTTCATCGATGCCAGCCGGCGGAGAGTGGTTTGTAAAAACATCAGATAGACCCTCTTTGGAAGTGGCCTCTACGGAGCATAAATTTTTGAATCACACATTTTATTATCCAGGCTCAGTCACTTGGAATGAAATTTCTGTTACGTTGGTAGATCCGGTTGATCCCGATTTACAGTGGTCTCTTGCCGACCTCATGAGGGGTTCTGGATATTATGTCCCAGTCAACGCTCACGCCTCTACTAGAAATACTACTACTATCTCAAAGAACAAGGCGATACAGGCCTTGGGAAATGTTTTGGTAACTATGATAGACTCCGATGGAAACCCAATTGAGACATGGACGCTCATGGGGGCTTGGATTGCCGGCATAGAAAACTCCAATTTGGAATATGGCTCCGACGACCTGGCTGAAACTACCATTAAGTTTAAATATGATTGGGCGACCCTTGATGTCGAAGCTGCCCCGACGCAATATGACACCAATACTGGTGTCATCCACCCACTCGATGCCAATGTTGGTAATCCTACACGCGGTGGAGACATTATGCCAGAGAACAAAAACAGTTAAGCCAAATACAACAAACGAGAGGTGATAGTTGGCAAGAAAAAATTCAGAAAGGACAGGCACCAAATCAGGAGCGCCTGCTTCTTCTGCTTTAACAGCAGAAGCACTACAGGAAAAATTATTTAGTTTCCCAAATCCGGTTGAGCTAGTTGATTTGCCATCAAAGGGCAAATACTATCCACAGGGGCACCCCCTTCACAACAAAGAGCATATCGAGATTCGTTATATGACGGCGAGGGACGAGGACATCCTAACCTCCAAGTCTCTTTTGAGAAAGGGTGTGGCAATTGATAGATTGCTTAAAAACATTATAACCGACAAATCTATCGAAATAGATAGTATCCTGGTCGGAGATAAAAATGCATTGCTCGTAGCAGCTAGAATTTCAGGCTATGGCAGCGATTACATAACCAAGGTAACATGCCCAAATTGTGGCAGCACAGAAGAGGTAGAATTTGATCTTGACGCCAAGGCCGTCTATGAGGGCGACGAATGGGGAGATTATGATATCACGGCCACCGGAAATGGCACCTTTGTCATTAAACTCCCATTGACAGAGGTTGATGTTGAGGTTAGGTTGATGGCGGGCACCGATGAAAAAAGAATGGCCCGGATGATGGAGACTAAGAAAAAGAAAAAACTCCCAGAAACCATTCTAACCGATCAATTAAATTTAATGATTGTTTCAGTGAATGGGGACGGAGATAATTCCTTGAAAAAGATCCTCATCGAAGGTATGCCAGCAAAAGATGCAAGATATTTGAGACAAGCCTATGAAAAGTTGGTCCCCACTGTGGACATGGCTCACCGCTTTCAATGTACGAGTTGTCAGTATGAGAGTGAGATGGAGGTTCCGTTTACTACGGACTTTTTTTGGCCTAAGCGATGAATATCTTGAAAAGGGTGTCTATGAAGAATTGCACATCCTTATGTATCATGGAACATGGAGTTTTACAGAAGCCTATAGCTTGCCCGTTGGGCTAAGAAGGTGGTTTTTGCAGCGTCTTGTGACTCAAAAAGAAAAAGAGAATCAGGAAATGAAAAAAGCTCAAAAGAAAAGATAAATGAAAATGGAGTCGTCTTAAAACCGGCTCCGTTTTTCTTTATGGGGGACTAATTATAATATTGGGAGATCCTTGCAATGGAATTATTAAACGAAGAAGAGATTGTATCAATAGAGATCAATCTCGAAGAGTTAAAAAAGAATAAATTAAATGAAAGTTTTTTAGGGATGTTTGGCACAGCAATTAAAATGATCTTAGATCGCATGTTTTCGCCCAAATCTGCACTTCTTGATAAATATACTATTACTGGAAAAAGAGATGACATATCTTCATTCGCCAGAACGCTTGGAAGGGAAAAGAGATATCTTCAATCTGCACAAAAACACGGTTTGGACAATGAAAGAACTTTCAAAGATAAGAGAAAATTAGAAAAAGCAATTGCTAACTTTCAAAAAGATACTGGCCTGAAATGGCCATTTAAATAATGGAGAATTTTTAGATGGCCGATAGAGAAGACCTAGATTACGAAAAAAAGAGCCAAAAAGAGCTTATAGAGCTTTTAAAAGAAAAAAATAAGCTAGAGAAAATTTCTAATGAATCTGTCCAAGAAACTATAGATCGCCTTAATAATGAAAAGATAGTCCTTGAACAAATAGCCGAAGCGAGAAGTGATCTTTTCGATGCCCAGGAGCGCACGAACCTATCCATAAAGCATAGGCTCGAATCCGCTAAAGCACTACTCAAGCTGGATTTGGAAGGCGTTGAGATAGGAAGCCAATTATATAGAAATAAAATGCGGGAGTATGACCTCAAGGTTAAAAGTCTCCAATTAGAAGAAAAAAGCGTAGAGAAAGCCCGCGAACTTGTAGGGCTTGTTGTATCAAATCAATGGAAAAATTCCACCTGGGGCCTTCTACAGAGTCCAGAAGGCTGGAAGGGGATGTCGGATGGAATAAAAGACACTCTTACCCCCATGAACATGTTCGGCTCGGCCGTCATGAAAATGCAAGAACAAACAATGCTGCTAGCATATGCCCAAGATGCTGCTATCGCCGAAATGAATAAAATGACCAGTGCTGCACCGGGCCTGGAAGATCAATTAATAAACTTGGAGCATGAATTTCAATCATATGGTGTTTCCGCTGACGAAGCAGGCCAGTCGATCGGAACTCTCTTCAAGGAAGTCAACGACTTTAGCCGAATGGGCCCCGAAACTCAAAAAGAACTAGCAGAGACGACCGCTGTTTTAAACGAACTTGGAGTAGAAATGGGAACAACCGCCAAGGTGGCCCAGACCATGACCAAGGTATTTGGCCAATCCGGAAAGGAAGCGGCAGCAACATCCAGAGAATTATTCTCTTTTGCCCAGAGCATAGGAATGAATGCAGACGAGGTGGCGGCCAACTTCGCAGCAGCCGGCCCAGAAATGGCAGCATTCGGAGCCCAGGGCGTCGATACATTTAAAAAGCTCCAGGCCGCATCCAAACAAAGTGGTCTTGAGGTCGGCAGAATGCTTTCCATCGTTGAAAAGTTCGATCAGTTCGATAGCGCGGCAGAGTCAGTTGGCCAATTAAACGCAATATTGGGCGGCCCATTCTTAAGTTCCCTTGACATGGTTACAACCACAGACCCAACCGAAAGAATGAAAATGCTTTCCGATGCCGTTAACCAGTCGGGCCAAAGCTTTGACGAGATGAGTTATTACCAAAGAAAAGCACTGACAGAAGCAATGGGCTTGCAGGATGTATCTGAGTTAGCTCTCGTTATGCGTGATGGCTTTGACGCTGCGGTACCGGCCCAACAACAAAGTGCGGAAGAATTGGCAAATCAGGCAAAACAAGCAGCGGAATTTCAAACAATTCAGGATGAAATGAATCAGACTTTTCGCGCCTTTGCAGTTAGTATGAGGCCGGTCGTCGAAATCTTCAAGGGATTTTTGAATCTAATTCAGTGGTTCAACAAGGCCCTCGGCCCTGTTGGAATAGGGGGAATTACATTAATGGCTGCTGCCTTTTTCTCGCTCTATAAGATAATGGGGATGGTCAATATCCTTCAACAGACACTTGGGTTTAATATATTTAAGGGCATCGCAGCAAAGATAAAAGACATCTTCTTTACGAAGGCACAGACAGTGGCAAATAATGATTTGGCAGATTCGCAAAATAAGCAAGCCAAAGCAACAGGAAAAAGCGGTAAGGCCGCCGGCTCCGCCGTCCCGATGTTACTAGCTCTAGGCGCAGCAGTACTCATGATTGGCGGCGGCGTATTCCTTGCAGCCGCAGGAGTCGCGCTCCTAGTTTTGGCCTTTTCACAACTGAATACTGCTCAATTGATAGCCGCCACTATCGCCCTTGTAGCCTTTGGTCTAGGCGTCGTCACCGTAATTGGTATTCTGGCCCTTCTTGTCGCTGGCCCGCAAGCAGCCCTCGTAGCGGGCGCCGTGAGTGTTTTAATCGCCGTAGGATTTGCAGTACTGCTCATTGGTGCAGCCGTAGGTATTGCAGCAGCAGGCTTAGCCCTTTTTGTTGCGTCCTTTGCACTTCTTTTCTCTGTCGCGGATCCAACTACGATGCTAGCCTTCACAGCCTCTTTTGCTGGATTTGTTGCGGTTTTATATTCTATGATCCCGCTAGCCTTTTTCTTTCCACTTTTGGTTTTGGTACTTGCCGCTGTTTCTTCGGCACTTGTTGGGATAGCACTGGCCATGTCTTTGATGAATTTTTCAAATTTCGAACCTATTGGCGAGTTCTTTAGGGCCTTATCGCTCGTTGTGACTGATACAGAGGGAGGGATTCTCCGTGTCGCCGAAGCCATGGCCATAATGACTGAGGAAATTAACAAACTAGACGCAGATAAGGCTGTCAAATATACAGCAGTAATGACAAGCACCGCAGTCGCAGCCAACTCTCCAGCTTTCGCTGGGGGTGGGCATGGAGGAACCACAACAACCGCCGCATCTAGTGGGCAACCAATTGAAATTGTTTTAAAACTCAAAGAGAAGGTTCTGGGCAAGACCGTTGGAAAGATTGTTGATGGTAAATTTAAAATGGAAAATGCATGAGAGATCTATTTATAGTGAAAAAGGAAAAAAGGTAAATGGCAGCCAGCCCAACAGACGGATACGCAAATAGAGGAGATTATTATATTTATTTCCAGAGCCTTCATACGCCAAGCGCAAATGTGAAGTTTAAGGCGTTTGTAACTAATCTTTCGCAAGAATTTACAACAAATTGGAATTCTCAGACCGTTTTTGGTAGAATGGACCCTATTCAGACATTTCAGAATACACAAAGAACAATAAGTTTAAGCTGGAAAACGACATCTTATGACTCAGAAGAGGCAGCCGAAAATTTAAAAAAAATAAATCTATTAACAAAGATGCTTTATCCTACTTATGATGATGCCGGCCGCGAGGCGGATCTCAGCCACGAGAAGAACAATGGGAAAGATGCGGTTTCTTCGTTTCCGAATGCCCTGACCATTGCAAAGCCCCCCCTCATGAGAGTCCGATTTGTAAATTTAATTCAGGCTAGCCCAAATAAGGGTTTAATAGCGGCAATCGCAGGATTTAGTTACTCGTCGGATCTTGCAGGAGATGAGGGAGTCTTTGATTTTAAAAATAATATTATCCCCAAGACGATTGAGGTAAGTTGTACCATAAATGTTCTGCATGAATATGATCTTGGCTGGAGTCAGGATGGCGAGTGGCTTGGTGATGGGTCTTTTCCTTTCGCCACCTCTCCGGCGGATTTGACAGAGACACTCACCCAAACTAATCCTTCTACTGGTGGTGCTGACGATACGGACATTCCTGACGTGAGCGATGCTTCCGTCGAGAACGCGATTTTAAGTAACACAAACAACCCAAATACTCAAGGAAACTAACTGATGCCAATTAGATATAACAAAAAAATAGTTCGAATCAATGACAGCGAATTTTATGAAGAATTTTTTGAAGAGAGAAAAATAAACAGCATTAGACAATATCTTACTTCGGAAATGGGATACCCAACAGTTAGACAACAATCTTTTATTCAGACATCAAACTATGTTTGGAAAATTGGAGATCGCTACTATAAGCTCGCTCATGAGTTTTATGGAGATTCCAGATTTTGGTGGGTCATTGCGTGGTACAACAAGAAGCCAACAGAGGGGCACGTTAGTATCGGAGATGTTCTCGCCATTCCATTTCCTTTGGCAAAAGTTTTAAGATTTTTCGATAAGGAATAAAGGAAATTAAATGGCAGGAGAACTTACAGGCTGGTGGACGACAATAAAAAGCGCCCTAAAAAAACAGGGAATTGATATTGATGCAGGCGACCTCCAGGGCGCGCCCTTCCGGCCGGGACCCATAAACACAGCACTACCTGCTGGCTTAAATGCGCTCTTGACAGAGTATAAAACCGAACGAACTAGGCTTTCTCAAACTGGAAGTGTCGACACGGACTCTGCCGCCGGCGCAGCGTGGACCGACGAGGATCTTCAAGAGCGCGTAGAGGTGATTGAGAGGTTCCAGCTTTACCTTAAAGCCGGCTGGCCTCAACTAGCGACAACGGAAGCGATTAAATATTGGCAAAACGGAGAGTACAGGGCAGGTTCAAGCGAGGACGGGGGAAATGAAACTGGAGGAGCACGCTACAAGGAACTTCCACCATATGCTGGAAGTTCCGATTCCAAGATTTCAATCGGAACTTCCCAATATGAAAGGACTGCCTTTGACGACGTCGAGTGGCCAAGTTCGTATATTCAGGCCCCGAATTTTGATGGAATTAATCGCAATATAGGCAGAATGATGTCATATTGGGAGCAAATTTATCTTGCCTGGAAGACTGGAACGGTATGGCATTTGGGAACGGGCCCCACTACTTTTGGCACCTTCGGCCTCCCCGGCCTCCCCACCGTAGAGCAGGCTACAGCCTTGGTTCAGCTTGTTGTTTATGAAATGTATCTCCGGCGCGCCGAGTTGGCAAATGGCTCTGGAACCCTAACAGAGACACTCGAAGATCTCGTCGAAGTAAAGAACAATCAATCCAATCGTAGTAGATTGGAATTTTTGCTGGAAAAGAAAAAGGCCAACGAAGCCGACAGCACAAAGGCTGCCCTGACCACCGAGGAGAACTTCGAGTTGTTGGGCCTACTAGAAGCTCTAGAAAAGGGAGATATCGGATCCGCATCTCCCGAAGATGCAGAAAAAATTGCAGAAAGAATTAGATTTTCAGAGCAAACTATTTTAATGAGAAATTTAAAATCTTTTGCAGTGAATTATAGCGCCTTGGTAAAGCAGCGCGCCCGAAAATACAACAAAACATACCTTATGTATGGCAACCCATCCGAGATGGTGAATCGACTTACGTTGAAGCCGGGAATGTCTGAATTTTTAAACTTTCGAACTCATGAAATTTCACAATTGGCACCCAAATTTAAACTTTATCAAGTAGTTTATAATGATAAAAATAAATTTGTGAGAGAAGTAGAATATAAGTTTGCAAATCGAAATAATATAGGATCCGAAAAGGTTCCAAATATTTTAGAATCACGAGGCAGAGAAGCAGTCGGTGTAAAGTCTTTTCAGTGGAAGTATATAGGGACCAACCCCGTGACTGCAAGAAACGACTTGACGGCAGAATTACAAATTTTCTTTCAGTCTTTTGATGATCTTTTTGAAAAAAGAATAAGTGTAGACCACGAAGGGGCAATTTATACCTATCGTTATGTTGATTTAATTCTTAGAAATCCAGAGGTGGACGGAGAAGCTGTCTTAAAATCCCCGGATGAAAATCAGGAAGGAACATTAAACCCGGCAGACGACAGACAAAAGCCGGAAAAGTTTGAAACCAAAGTTATCGTGGGGTGGAACTTCAAGGGGACGGAATTAGAGAAGAGAGTGACAGATGACAATCCCAACATTACTGATTTAAGTTATTTTAATGAAGTTCTTTTTATGACTCTTATTGATCATGAATTTGGAATTGAGGAAGATGGAACATTTTCCCTCACCATTACCTATCGCGCGCGCCTTGATGCGATGATGCAAGATAAAAGATCAGATATCCTCGCGACAACAAATATAATCACAAGTCGCGCTAAGTTTGAAAAAGAGATTAAAGAATTAGAGAAAAAATGTGAAGAAAGCGAGCAGGCTAGAGAAAATCTAAAAAAATTGAAAGATGAGTACGAAGAAAGAAAGATGATATTTAGAAAGAACAGCTACGAAAGCATCCTCAACGAACTTACAGGAATGTCTCCGCCGCCATCTGGCGAAGATACAACAAAACAACCAAGAGTTTATCTTATTAGTATTGACATGGCCGCTTTTGTAGCCGCCGGACAAGATGTTTCAAAAATAGAAAATTATTTAGTGGCGCCAGAATCAGAATTGGCACTAACAACGGAAAAAATCCAATCGTCATTTGCTGAAAAAGTTATAAATACTGGATCAAAAAAAGTATCTTTTATCCAAAGCGCAACCAACGCTAAAGACGCGGTGAGCGAAACCGTACAATCTGCAACCAGTGCCACTGGGTTCGATGATCTGAGCGGCGGAGAAAAAACAACAACAGTTCTCGGGACAGCGGGGGCAGTAATCGCCACAGCCCCAGCTTCGATTCCAGTGGTAACCACACTAGCATCCGCAGGTGCTGGCCACCTGGGCGTTGAAGCTGGTAAATCACTTTGGAATGATTACCAAACAAATTCAATTATAAGCAGTTGGGAAACCACGGGAGAATTGAATGAAGAAGATATTAACAAACTCTTAATGACAACAGCTCCAGATATTGAAGGTGGAGTTTATAATATTAATTATTTTTTCTTTGGAGATTTAATAGAGCTTTTAGCACAAAGAGTTTTGAACGCAGACAGGCAAAAGGCAATTGCTGATACTGATGCATCATTCTCTTCAGAACAGCTTGATAACATTCGAATTCTCCTGGGATCTATGGAGTGGTTTCCTACGAACAAGGTGTCAGAAGAGAAGCCGGAGGCGTGGAGGTGTGTGCTTGGATCCCTTCCGATCTCGTTGATGGTTTATAAAAATTTTATGTTGAGAAGAGTCGTGGCAAAAAAGAGAGATATCTACAGTTTATTGGATTTCATGAGAGATTTTTTAAAGTATCTTTTAGATGATGTTTTGGGCGCCAACTCCGAGGAATCGGACGATAGCTTAAAACTCAACATGGAAGTAAAGTCTACCGTATTGACAATGCCTGGAAAAATAGGGGGATCAGGAGCCTCGGCCGACCCTATTCTTGAAAAAATCCTTGAAAATAGGGAACGACAAATAAGCAAAAACCCAGATGCAGGTCACGATAACAACTACGAGGCCATTACTTTGGACCTGGATACCATTAGCGAAACAAACACGGTTGTTCCCTATGGGGATCCGGAATCAAATTCTGCCCGCAGAGCTTATCACTATATAACAATTTATGTGGAAAACAAAACCCCTTCTCATCTCCGTGGCTTTGAGGAGAAAGACAGGCAAGCAGGAATTTATCATTTCCACATCGGGGAGAATAGATCAATCTTTAAGAGAGCTAGTTTTAAAAGAACGAATGCCACCTATCTTCGCGAGGCCAGATTTTCAGAAGAACATTACAATCCTTTATCAACCCTGGCAAGCGTTTATGATGTTGATGTGGAGATGTTCGGAAACACAATCTTTTATCCAGGCCAACTAATGTTTATCAACCCCTTTGGTTTGGGAAAATCTATGGGATTTCCTTGGGATCCCGCATCCTATTCAAATATTATGGGGCTGGGAGGATATCATCTAGTAACAGGTGTTGAATCTACAATGGACGAAGATGGCTTTTCTACAAATGTCACCGCTCGTTGGGAAACTAGTGGCGATGGCAAAAAGAAGGACTCCAGAACCGACGTGAATCAGCCAAATTGTGAAACACCGGAGGCAACAGAAATTAAATGAACCCATATAAAATTAAATTTTTCAATGCCAATAACGATTTGGGATCGTTTGAGATCTTCGTTAAACGTTTATTCTATGATGGGTTCGCTCTGACGGAAGACGGAACTCCAAAGGTAATTATAGATGAAGTCAAAGACTTAAGACTTGCAGAAAAATCTCTGCATGGAAAGATTAGTCCATCAAAAAATGCCATTTTACCAAATCAGTTGCGCTTGGTAAAACTCCAAGATACAGAGAATGATGTTTATGTGGCTGACTTTGTATCTTCGGCGTTTCTAGATTTAAAGGAGTCCATAAAGGGGGCTATTCGCTCCGGGAACATGTCAGGTGCAGACCCCAATTTTAGAGATTTTAATGCGGTCAGCGGCTGGATGGATGCTAATGCAGCGTATAAAATTTATTTGGCTAATTTTAAGAACTTTTTTCTTAAATATATTGATAGACTTCCAATCGAGAAGAAAAGTAAGATAGACGATTTTTCTAATTTTATTGATTTGTTTTTAGAGTTTTATGATTTCTTCTCAATATCTTTCCCATTCACGATGTCGGGATTTGTTTTGAGTAATATGGTCTCTAATCAATGTTCGGGCCTCATGCTAACAATCGCAGAATATGACTATTCGTCAGATGAGGAAAAGATTAAAGATTTTTATAACAGTCAAAATTTTAAATTTTACAAAGAAGCGGCAATCAGTCATGGTTTTTTGATAGACAAGAATGCGCCATGGCGCCTGATTGCAGACATAGACAACCCCGTAATGCAATCTTATATAAATAGAGAGACTAGGAGGACGACCTTCAAGCGGTCAGCCTTTTTCTCTACCTATTTCGTGGGAGCATCTTCCGACGAAATGAAAACTTTAAAAAATGTTATGTTTAATTTTTTTAATGCGGCCATTGCGAAAAACAAAATTGAAAGGACTGTTACCCTGGATGCGAAAAATTGTTTTGAAATAACAAGCAGAAGAAGAAAGCAGAAAACACCAGGACAAGTTTATCGGAGTTTGAGTCAGGAACAGTGGGCTTATCTATATTTAAAAATAAGAAACCTGGAAACACAAATCAATTACGCCGAACCAGAACTTAGAAATATGGCAAAAAATGTAGCTGACTTGAAAAAAAGAGTTGACAAAGAAGTCTGTATGCGTTATATTAATAATAGGTTTTCTGCAATACCTTTTAGCGAGGGATCCTTGAATTACGAGATCACCAAGATAAAGCTCACAGAATCGGATAGAAAAACGGATTCACTCCTTTCAGAAGAAATCAAGAAATTAACTAGAATCAACAAAAGAACTTTGTACTAAGGAAAATTTTGCTTTTTCAAACATTAGACGACAAAAAAGAATGCGTCGGGATTTATTATGGTGAGCTTTTATTTGATAAAAGCCTCCCGGATGATATAACCCACACATGGTCATATTCAAGTTTCCTCAGAGATCGCGAGATTGAGTATGCCAAGCTATATTGTGGCGGAGTAACCCTCGATAAAGCCTGTCCAGAGGCCCTAACAGAGCGCTGGGAGGCTTCCAGAGATAAACTCAAGGCTTTCATCAAATCATTTAATACGGCGCGTGTATCGCTCGATGAGAACTGTTTTTTTGACTTGGTTCCTGAAAAATTCCTCATTGAGTTTTGTCGAGTTAAAAACCAGATATGCGAGCATGTTTTTGATAATTACGAAAAGCCAAAGAATTATGATTATCTTGTTTCTCTAACAGAAATAATCGAGGACATAAAATATAGGAGATTAAACATCAATCCAAAGAATTTATCCATGTTTGAGGCGGATCA